ACACATCCGGTGCTGTTGACGTGTCAACACGATTTAACAAGACACGATATTTTTTCCACTCTTTTAGAGAGACTATCTCTGCATCTGTAGCTATTTCTAAATCAACAGCATCTTGTAACGAGTCAATTTTTATGGTTGCTTCATTTAATAATAAACGTAATGTATTTTTAGCTTTTGCAACTAACGTTTCTTTTGACATTTCATAAGGGAGCACTTTTCCATCAATAAAGACAAAAGACTGCTTTTCATCAAAAAAGTTTTTCGGTAATTCATGTGGACTCATTTCAGCAACAGACCCACCTAAGGGAAAGAGTGCGCTAGCATCATGGCTGTAAGAAATAATTAAGCCATCTGGATTAAAAACGATTTTTAATGTATCCCCATTGAAATTAGCTTGCACCTCATACCAATCATTTCCCTCAATATCTTCTAACACTAACGTGGATTCTGGGTATTTGGCTAATAATTTAGGATTGTGACTTCTCTGAAAATTCTGATATATCATATTCCCCCCTATAAACCGCTGATGGTTACCCACTGCCCATTAACAAGACTCTGTAATGGGCGATACCAAGCACCTGAAATGTTATCCGCTGAATTACTTCCCGTCTCATCAACCACCAATCCAGTTAACACATTTCCTGCGGGCGCCTCCCAATTCCAACTCACTCTATTACCTGAAGGCGAATAACGCGTTTTGGCACCTAATCGAATACCCTGCACATAACGCGCATCCGATTCAAGCTTTGAATAAGACCCCACATTTCCTGCACTGATGGTAATGTCCTGGGTTCCATCAAACGCCACACCGTTAATTTTTCGTGCAGTCTGCAGTTTTGTCGCGCTACCTGCATTCCCACTAATGGTAGTGATGTGAATATCTTTCGTCCCATCAAACGCCACACCGTTAATATTTCGCGCAGTCTGTAATTTTGTCGCACTCCCTGCATTCCCACTAATGGTGGTGATATGAATATCTTTCGTCCCATCAAACGCCACACCATTAATATTTCGCGCAGTCTGTAATTTTGTCGCACTCCCTGCATTACCCGTGATAGTGGTAATCGTGATATTTTGAGACAATGGCTGACCATTCACCTGACGCTCAGATGGCACCGCATTATTCGCTTTATCGACCGTTGCCCTCAACCCCAAATTATCAATCGCGCGTGATTTATCCTTCACATCCTGCAAGTTCGCATCTTGTCTTAGAAATAACCCATCCCCTGTCGCAACTTGTAAGGTGATTTGTGCACTCTCTGAAACCGCCAAACGGAACTGCAACCGAACAGTCACCCCCTGACGTGGTTTTTCTATCTCGCTACAACTGCCCACCGCATACAGTTCGCCCTCTGCCGTCAATAATCCCACCTCCCTGACCACAAAATCCCCCACCCCTTCTGGCAACACCAAATGCGCAATAAACTGATTATGTTGTTCAGGGGAGACTTCAAGAGAGGAAATGGTGCCTCGATACACTTCATGCACCAACTGAGTCTGCGTTGCCGAAGGGATAACCGGACGCCCATTCCCGTCCCCTATCACAAATTGTTTAAGTAATACGGGGCGACCATTCGCCACTGAAGCGGCTTCTAAGATTTGCCCTTTTTGCGTTAATATACTGGTATGCTTTGTCAACACCTTTCCCCTCCAATCTAAATCACGACATCCACATAGGCGGTCACCGCCCCACCGACAAAGTATTGTCCTGACTGCCCCACATCTGCATTCACCCCTATCGAACGCAAGTGGCTACGTAAATTCTTGGCTTTCATCACTAAGGCAGTCACACGTTGATAAAAGCCACTATCCACGCCACGTTGAAGTTGCAATTCTACTCGAAAGGTATACGGCGCAGCGCACGGCTGCTCTTGCCACCACTCCACCACCGTCGCCGGAATATCAATGGCTTGCAATGCCCGCAGAACAGCGCCCGTTGTTCCTCGATGCCGATGGACATACGGCGCTTCTCGCAGAACTTGGCGTTTTTGTGCCTCACTCCAGTGCTCATCCCAAAAATCCACCGCCCGCTCCCACGCCAACCACGGCAATAAGTGTGCAGGGCAAGTCTCTGGATTTTTGACTTTACGCACCATGTTGGTGTCTAACTGCAAAATCGTTTCGGTCGTCGCCTGCTCTTGAGCACGCTCCGCGGCGCTCGCAGAAATAGGCAATAAAGAACGAAAAACGGTTCCCATGCTGATTAACCTCGCCGTATGACCTGTATAGACGAACAATACGGGGCAACCCCCATTTGCGGCTCAATATCCGATGCTGGACTCATTAATACCACACGAGCAACCCCGGATTGCTGCAATGATGCATAAAGGGCAGACAACGGCACCATCCCACCAATACGGTGCGCCAATGCCGTATACGATTTTAGGGTTTCAATCGCATGATTGAGCACCGTTTCTGCATCAGGTCCCTCAGGAATATCAAGCTCAGCACTGACTGAGTAGGTTTTAATCTGAGCACTTTTCACCGTCACATAATCGGTTAAGGGGCGAATTTCGTTATCGCTTAAGCGTGCCTGAACCTGCTGGATTAGCGCCGATGACGCACTCCCATTACCTAATCGAGATAGCACATAAACATCCACCTCACCGGCACGACCATGCGTTTGAGGTCCATACGCGTCTGCATCTAAAATATCTTCATCCACTGATTTCGCGTGAAAACGATACGCATTTCGTGCCCCTGCCGTATTTAGCTGCGACCATGACAGCTGAATACGCTCCCTGAATGCCTCATCGGATTCCATCACAGCCTCTTTTGGGGGAATGGCATCCGGCTCCGCCGGAATTATCACCATGCGAGGCACATTAAACGCAGCCCCTAACTGGTCTAAATCTGCCCCCTTCGCGCTAGCTAGAAAAACGGCACGCACTGCATCATTGACTCGCTGAAATGCCAACATCAATTGATAAGCATTCACTTCACCTTGTTTATACGCAGGATCGGATTCCACCAACGCATCAAATGTTGGGTCTAACTGTCTCAGTCTGGCTAACCATGCCTCAAAAAGACGTGATGGATCCGGTGTCACAATCGCATCCGGTACGGGTAAGCGTGATAAATTAATCACATCATCGTATTGCGCCATGAATGACAATATCTCCTAATGTTATTGCGGTTTGATCGGCTCGATACCGCCCCATAATCTCAATGACACACCCCGCTGCATTCTCTGGAAAAAAGACCGTAACCTGAGAAAGGCTCAATCTGGGTTCCCAACGCGATAACGCGGAAGCCGTGGCGGCAATCAACTGCAATCGCAGCGTTTCATCTCGAGGATGATCGAGCAACTCAGGTAAACGACTGCCATAATCACGGACTAAAACTCGGCTACCTATTGGGGTATTTAAAATATCGCTGACGGATTGACGTAAATGAGCCACACCCGACAAGCGTTTACCTGTCTGGCTATTCACTCCATGCATGTCTGATTATCCTTTGGGTACCCCAAAATAATCGGGGTGTTTTTCGTTTGATGACGACGCAACAGAGCGTGACAATGACGGGGCATTAAGATTGACAACCAAATTTAAGGTATAACTTAGCCCGGATTCCGAGAGCGAAAAAACTAATGACTCAACCAACCACGACCTATCTTCTCGCCCCCCAAATCCTGACGTAGTCACAGGATATTCCGCCGTCAATATCACATGCTCCGGTTGACACGGTCCGGTTAACGTCATTTTTTGGCTGTTGCGCTGCGCGTGTGTTTTTTTGGATTTTGCCTGCTGCTCTGCCGTGTCCTTTTCTGGCTGCGTATACGGATTCGTCACCGACGCCCCCTCATGCGCCACACTCACCGTTTTCGTCCGACCATCTGCCTTGTCAAAATAACGCGCGGTGATGGTTTCTTGGTGAGGCTTTTTCTCGCGCCCCATCCCCCGAGTCCCGCCGGTTGAACTCCCCCTATCACCTTCATGATAATGCCATGTCGAGACGACCGACGGTGTCAACGTGACGGGGTTCAACGCATGCCCAGAAACTGTGCTACCGGCACCTTGTGGCAAAAATAGCCAATAGCCCCCTGTGGGTTTACTGACCGCATTGTAAGTGCGAGCAAGGCGGGACAAGAGATTCGCATCAGACTCCGCGACTTGGTCAACATGACTCAGCGGGATACCTGCGAGCTTTTCTGCCACACGAGCTATTAACCCGTTTTCGGTAGCAACCGTTTTCACCAAGTCCCCCAAGCTAAGGTTATCCCAACTTCGGGTTTTCTGATTAAGTACATTACCGGATTGCTTTTGTGCATTCATTGGGGCTGCGGTCGCATAAAGATCAATACGGCGAGGAGGACCACTGCTGCTCACGCTACAGACAACAAATTCCCCCTTATCGACTAATTGCCCCAAAAAACCGATAGCGACCCGTAACCTCGCCCCCTTATCGGCAAGCCCCGGATTGTGCTCTAACACCCCAATCACGGTCTCTGCGAGATTTTCTAAACCATAATGTGCGGCACAAATCGCATCTAACACATCCCCCTCACGGGTTTGATAAATCATCGGCATAATGTTTCAGTGTCATACTCCATGTTTTATTGCGATGACCACCACCGGGTAAAAAACGATTGGTGCTCTCCGAAAAGTCCAAAATGACCCACCACCCTAAAATATCGCCTTCCCCGCTGACTAACTGAAGGGGTTCAGTCTGTTCGGCAAGCGTATACAATCGCGCTACCGCATCAACCCCCTCCTTGCCCAAAAACGCATGAGATTGCCCTTCAAGGCGAACCGTTCGCCCTGACTTTCCGGTATATTGAAGTAAACTTTGACGACCAATACGCGCTTGCTCACTCCAATTCCATGCGCTTTCTCGGGATAATTGATGATACGCCGTGGTATCTATGGAAAACGCAAAATCCCCCAACATCATCATCACACGCGCCGGAGATGTCTCACTCGCAGCTCTGCGTTGTCTCGCAAGCGCATCGTCGCCCAATGCAATGCCTTGCCCAACGAAACTCACCACAAATCACCTCCGTCTTGCAGGGCGTTATGCCCATTAAACACGTCATTTCGCTTCGCTTTGGCTAAAATCGCCTCTGCCACCGACTCAGGGCTTTGACCAGGAGCCGCATTGACCTCAATTTGATAGGTGTACCGACGGTTATCGGTCATCGAGGTTGAAGATGACGAACCGTTACCTTGCAATAAATCCGACATTGCCGATGCCCACTCGCCGTTATCAGTCGATCGACTCGGAAATGAAAACTCGGCGGATTCGGGCGTCAGGTATTTTTCGGTTGCCTGTTTAAACATCTCATCATCGAGAAAAAAACGATTCCGTTTTGCCTCGATATAAGCTTGCAGGACATCTTTATGTAAATCAGGGTTATTCTTGAGTTGTTGATCTAGCCACTCACCTTGCCCCTTCTCTTCCGCGGCACGACGAATCACATCAAAATTGTGGGTTTGCCCCATCATCTCAAGCAAATTCCGTTGTTCTTGACGCTCATCAGGCAACAACCAGGCAAGCTTTTTGGCAACAGCATGAATGACCTTCCCCACAAAAATAACACCCTGCCCAAACCCCTTGAGAGCAGGAAAGACCGTGTCTGTCACAAACGACTTAATGTTGGTGATCCCTCCTCCACGCATCCAAGCGGCGAGATCATCCGTCATGGCGCTGATAGTCGGTGATAACTCCTCGCCTAATTGCCCCGAGATTTCCGCAATCGAAGAGGAAAACACCGTGCGAAGATCCATCAAAGCACGATGCCCTTTTAATGCCCCGTCAGCCCCTTCTTTTGTCACCAAATTGTATTTGCGCTGCGCTCGCATCAACTCGTCAAAGCTTTTCCCTGAGCGCTTAATCAACATCAACAATTTACTGGCTTCCCCCCCCCAATAAGGCATCCAGTGCAAAAGAGGCTTTGGACTCATCCTCAAGTGACAGTGCTTTATCGATAATTTTTTCAAACTGAGCAATATCACTCAGCGCACCGAGTTCAAAATCCTTAATCCCCAGTGTCTCAAACGCTTCAGTGAGGGCGGTTTGTTCGCCCAATTGCTTAAATTCCCCTGCCTTATGCAGGTACTCTTCAAACAAATCACCGATATTCTCGCCGTTCATGCCATACTGTTTGGCTAACGAATCCCACTGCATGAACGTTTGAGTATCCACCCCGTAAGACGTCGCCAGACCGACCTGTTCGGCGGTCTCCGCGTTGGCGATCGCTGGGGTGAACAGTGCGGCTGCACCCGAAGCCACCATGCCGCCGCCGATTGCAATCCCGACCCCTTTGGCTAAATTGACGCCTCGTCCAGCCAGTGTCTTCCCCATCCCCTTAAAACTGTCCAAACGCTCTGATTTTGCCAACTGTGTATTCAATTTAGCTTGAGCGGTATCCGCTTGATGTATTTCTCGGGTTAATGCGGCATACTGTTTTTTAAGATCTTTGACACTGGCACCGGCAAGTTTTTGCCGTTTGATTTCCGCCGTCAGCTTGACTTGCTCTTGCTTCAATCGCGTCGATTGCCGCTCAACATCCTGCAAGTCCTTACGCAAATCTGACGCCGAACGACGCCATGAACTGGAAATTTTACCGCCAAAAGAGACTGTCGCTTTAAGGTTTTGACTCACGCTTGCCACGTTTCGCCTCCTTTAATTCATCCAAAAGCCACTGAGAAAAAACCCGAAAAGGCATTGCAAGATAATCCGATAACGTAAAATGCAATCGACGCCCCAGAAATCTTAACGCGTTGTTGATGTCGGCTTCGGTCGCTTCGCGGGCGGTAACATAAAAACGTTAAAGGTATCCGTCAGCTGGGCATAATCCGCTGCCGTCAATTGCCAAATATCTTGCTCACTCAGACCGCACAGTTGCGCTATCATACGGGCTTCTTTTTCCTCTTCTGAGCCGCGATCTTTGGCAAATGCAATGCGATCACGTACCACAGGCTCTCGAAATGTGATCTCTGTAAGTTCAACGCCACCGTCCAATATGATAGGGGTATACAATTTAATTGTGCGCGTTTCACCGGGAAAACTCATACTCATCATCACTCCATAAAAAAAGCGACCCAAAGGTCGCTATATCATCATATTGAAAAAACATTACACGCGAACTTTTGCAGCCACTCCAGCCAACATATCCACGCCATTGACTCGACGCACAAACCGCTCGGTATCAATCATAAATAACTCTTTCCCTTCAAACGTTTTGCGGTAGTAATTCACGGCAATGTCCACGGTGAACGCCGCCTCGGATAAATTGCTATTGCCTCGAGCATCCGGCGTCACCGTCATCACAAACCCTTCAATCTCTTCAATGGTACCCAATGCAATATTGTTTGCCACATACCCTTGATAGGCGCTAAATCGAGAGCGTTGCCCGCTGACAAAGCCGAAACTGGACAACATCTCCGTATCCAGACCGTAAAACTTGATCTGACAGGTGAGCGCCTCCATCCCATCATCTACCGGCGTGGGGGCATCTTGTGCGCCCGTCCGTAAGTCCGTTTTCACTATCGATAACGTGGGCGGCATAAATTCATGAGCCCCTTGAATACGAATACCTTGACGAAAAAAGGTCCAGGCGCGTAATTGATTGTGATAACTCATAGTGCCGTTAACTCCTGAAGTCCGTATTCATTATTGATACTGACGCGCATCTGAATGAGCTCAGTTGGCGATTTAGGTCCAAAGTCATAGTTAATGTAAAGCTCTCCCGCGGCTAACGTTTCTGCCGTATTAAGTTCAGGATCTAACCACGCTTGCCCTCCAAATATCGCCCCTTCCCCCACCAGTCGTCGCAAATAGGCGTTCACTGAGCCGATAATATCGTCTGCATTTTGTCGATCTAATGGACGGTCGACATACCCCAGCATCGCGAGTTGAATGCTGTCCTCAATCACATCCGCTGTTCGACGTACCGATTCAAAATGCCATTGCGGGTGTGACGCACACAGACGATTGCCCCAATGTTTGAATCCCGCTTGCCGGATCAGCGTGGAAACATTTTGCATGTTGAGTAAGTTGGCATCACAGTTGCGTTCCCCCAAAATAAACTCATCGACTTGTTCCACGCCCAGAATGTTGAACACCGCTTGGTTGGATTTACTCCACCACCACCCTTTTTCGTAATCAATACGGGCTCGGAGCCCCGCCGCAAACGCCGAATACGGACGATACGCCAGTTGACCATCGAGTTGTGCCGCTAATACGCGCGGACGTAATAACTCCGTTCTTGCACCATAACGTTGTCGACGCTGAACAACCTCCGATAACGTCGCCCCTGCCGCACAATCCACGTACGCCACCGCCCGTAATTTTCCCGCCACGGTTTCTAAGGCTTTCCCCACCGCATCGTCTTCACTGAATCCCGGCGCAATCACGATGCGCGGCTGATACCCCACCACAGAGCGACTTGAAGAAAGTTGACGGATCCCGCTGAGGAGGTTTGCACGTTGTGCGTCTGCATCCGCTTGCGCTTCAACCCTCACCACGACCGAAAGTGCATGCCGCTGCTCATTAAGATCAATCAAGGCTTGCTTCAACGTCCCAGCATCGCCCAAACGCGATAGGGGCGCAGTGCCCACCACCACGACCGGGGTATTCAATGGAAACGGCTCATCTTCGCCCCCTTTGAGTGTGTCGGAAAAAGGCGACACAACCCCGCTTCCTGTTCCTGCCGCCATCACCGTTTTTGTGGATAACGCATTGACCGCGTCAACCACACTGGCTACGCTAGCCGTACTCACCCCAAATTCATCACACGCTAACGTAATGATCAGTTCATTTTCTCGCCACTGTGCTGCGGTGGTCGTCTCAGAACGTTTGCCTTTCCCTTTGTCTGGCAATTGAGCAAGCTCAACCTCCGCCCTGACATGGATCGTATTTCCCGCACGCCCTGGCTTGTTAGCGGTAAAAGTCAACACGTTATCTAACAACGGTGTCCCCGTTGTGCATGCTGCTTTTGCTGCTCCCGCAGCCTCCGGTGCCGTCCCGACAATACCAATAATCGCCGTTTCAATGGTGGTCACCGATACCGTCCCCGAGGTGAGCTCGATAGTTTCCACACCATGTAATTGCGCCATAAATGCTCCTAATAACAAAAAACTCGCCGCAGCGAGTTACATGTGTTGATTCGATTTTCCCGTTGTCCCGCCGCTATCGCCTCGGTGATCATGGTTATTAAAGATTTGACGGATCCCCCCCATGCTACCCGTTCCATCCGTAATATCCTGAGAAGCCCCGAGACTCCCTTGAACTTTCGTATCTGCGTTTAATTGCGTTTTTCCGTCCACGGTCAGTTGTTTCGTGATGACAACATTGCCTTCCAATGTGCCATTCCCCACTATGCGATAGGTACCGCTGTCCGCCAAAATCAGGGTGAGTGAGTGTGTCGCTCGGTTGTAACGAATTTCGGTACCATCCCCATAACGGGTGATGTGTTCACTCTCGCGACCATCCGGTACGGGAACTGACCCTGTATTCCATCCCGCAAAAACACGCCCGTTATTCAATTCTCCCGCCTCTGACAACACGGTAACGGCATCTCCCACCGCAAACGGCTCAAAATCCGCCCGATGCTTTCCGGCGAATCCCTGACAAAGTGGGAGCCACGTCGTCACAATATCGCCCAAATCCACTCGGCATTCCGGAAAACCGTCAGCCACCCGAACAGAATGGATCACCCCTCGACGTACCATATTAGCTAAGCGACGCTGCAAATCACCCAAAACGTCATTCACGGGATTTTCCCTCATAAATTAAATGGTAATCCGCCACATGCTGCGCCCCAATATCTGAGGCAATCCCCAGCCACACACGCTGTAACGGTAAATTATCCGTTGCAAAAGGATCGGCCCCCAATGCCACACGCTGCGTAAATGACACCTGCCAGACCCAATAATCATCCCATTGGGGGTCGGTTTCATCCACGTCCGCGGACAGAAAGACGGCAGGCTCAACCATGGATAAGCCAAATGTTTGCCCGTCAAGCCACTGCGTTAAATCGGCAGCCGCCGAGCGAATATACACCTCCGGACGCCCAATTTCGGAGGTCGCCGCCCGATCCACTAATACCCATAAGGATCCAGAAAGCGTCACGCGCAGTTGTCCGTCAGAGTGATTATCCATCTCCCAGCCATCCACCGAAAAAAAGACCGCGGGCGTGACTACCGGTGTCACTGTCTCAGGGTACATCTCAACCGAATTCACCCAAGGTAATGCACGCAACGCGGTAAGCACCGCCTCATGATAAGCAGCCATGCGTAATGGTGTCGCCATACTCAATAACCTCCTGAGGATGTCGGTTTAACGGTAATGTTGTGTTTCACGCGACGCCGAATATCTGACTCAAACTCTTTCATAAATACAGCAACACACTCAGCAAAAAGGGTATCTTCAAGGTGGTCATGTAACGCAGGTGCAATATCAATCAACGCCTCTCGCCAGCGACGCGTCAGCGGATCACGCACTTTGATAGTACGCTGACCTTGTCTTGTCCGCCCCACCACGCCATAGGGATAGCTCTGAGACAGTAATCGCTGACCTTTCGGTTCAAACCTCGCGACATACTGACGTCGTTGAGCTGCCGGAATGAATCGCCCTGTACGCTTGTCCCGTCGTCGATGACGCGGTGGAATTTTACCCACCGAACGCCCGCGTAAGCGCGTCACCTTAATGGCATTCAAACCAAACCAAAATGACATCTCATCCAACCCTGCCCCTCGCTTAATCCGCCGAGCAAAGAAACGGCGCTGTAACTCCTTCATTTTTCGCGGAGCTAACCCCGATTTGAGTAATGCGGAGGATTGTTGGCGTATTTTTGACGCGGTTCGCTTTAACGCGCGCGAATACGCTAATCGGTATTGATGTTGTGTTGCCCCAACCTGCTCCACTATCTGACGCAAGGCATCCACATCAATATCAAACAATAAATGACGTGATGTCATCACCTACCCCCATTCAGGCGTGACATACTCATGACCCGGTTTCCCTCTGGCTAACGTTAAATAACAATACCCATTATCATCCGGATCAAGGGTCACCACCCAATATGTCTGTCCCCCAATATCAACGCGAGCCTTGGGCTTCATACCGGCAATATCGGACGACTTCACGAATAAACGAGGCGCCACATCGTGGATCTGTCCCGCTTGACGTTTCAATTGCACATCAGCAACCGGCTCATCCAACACCCCGCGAAGGGAAATTTTTCGCCCGGCAATCTCAATCCAACATTGCCGCCCTAAGTGTTGTAAAATAGCGTTGTCGGCTTTTGCCATGGCGCGATCAAACGGATTGTCACGCATCGTCGTACTCACTCACCACAGCCAGCCCCTCAGCCACGACACTATCCGCATGGCGTATTTCAATAAAAATACGCTGTCCCGCCACCGCCAATACCGAGCGTGAAACACCTACATCATTAAGCGCCAAAAGGTGACATGACCTCAACATTTTGACCCAAACCCCCTTGCCGTTTTCCTCAATACGAACAGGTTGAGAATCGTTAGATATCTGAGTGAGCTGTTGCTCCGCATCCTCCCCTGTCGGTGATAACGATGCCGCTTCCTCTTCCCACTCCATCAATCGTTGCTCCAACTCCGCTTGCGTACCGGACGTATCCACATCACGCCCCAATATTTTCGCCAGCACTTTTAAGCGAGCGATCATTTGTGCTTTAGTCATGCGATATCCCTTTACATAAAAATCGGCGGGTTTCCCCGCCGTCATTTACTTAACCTGGACTACCACAAACGCATCCGGATCCGGTAAAACCATCAACGGCGCGGATTGCGTCATGGTAAATTCACAGCTCGGATCCCCGGTGACTTCCCAGTGTTTTGGATAACGCACGGCGGATGTAATGCCTTCACTTAGCGCTTGGGAATCTTGGATAGCCCCGTAGCAGCGAATACCATTCGCTTCTGTATTGCCTAAAATCAATGTCCCTTCCGGCAGATAACGTTGAGTCTCGCCTTTTTCATCGACATAAGTCGTCTTGGCGACCATAATCGCTAAATCACCGTAATAACCTTTGAATGACACCACTGCCCCCAAATCCTTGGTCGCGGTTTCTAACTCAGATTTAGAGCCACGGCTCGTATCCAGCTTTTCACGGAACAATTTAAAACTGTTCAATACACGCCACACCGAACCATCCATGATGGCAATATTGACCGTCCCCGAAGCCAAATCACAGTACGCATCTAAGTCATGGGTCGGATCAAAGGTCTCCGTGTTTTGTTGCGACCACTCTGCCCCGCCAGTTTGGGTGATAGTGTTTTTGGCTGAGCGACCAAAATCCACCTCCACCGTCTCAAACTGCTCCCCCGCCATCGTGTAACGCCCATTTAACACCGCCGACACCGCCTGCATCTCTTCCACTTGCACAATCGCGTGTTCTTCTTGTTTCAAGTTATCGGTCAAAATGCGTAAACGGCGATAAGCAGGGTCATTCAAACGCGCAGGATCTTCCCCCGGTAAACGCTCAACCGCCTGCTGGTAATCAAAACGATGCTTGGGCTTCACGTATCCCGGGCGCAGTACTCGTGTTTCACCACCACGGTGACGAAGCACCTTACCTTCAATGATGGGAGAGACATACGCCGCAATCGGTGTTTTTCCAGTGATTTTGTCCAGCATCACCTCTGGGGTATCAAACGTAATTGTGCGCTTAAAAAACAGCTCTAAAAATAGCGCACGAAATTTCACTTTCTCTTCGGTATAGGTCAGTAATTGACGGGTTGAAAATAATCCCATGTCTCTTTTTTCCTTTAATCTCAACATTAACGATGGCTGATTGCACACCCAATGAACGCATTGGCTTTTTTGACGGCATCCACCGAGTCAGGCCAGTGCAATGCACCGGTCGCAAACGTCCCACTTTTGTAGTACGTCAAATGGGCTTCATTACCGGTTAATGCCAAGGCTAAAATGCCCACCGCTGTGCCGGCTTTTTGTCCATCCCATACCACTAATTTGCCCGTAGCATCATCTAACATCAGCGGGGTTAATTCAGGGGTGGCAGTGGTAATACCATTGACGCCCTGTGCCGTATGCGCAGTATCACTGCCGGCAAAAATGTGCACCTCGGCACGTTGTTCAACATGAGTTTGTTTTGTCATGTGTTGTCCTATCACTCGGTTCAATGAAATTCACTTATGGCATCTCTGCCAACGGATTGCTGTTATCCACTTGCGTTTGTGCACTTACCGTGGCAGAGGTCTGTTGCGCCATAAAACGGTCAAACAAGCCCTCTTGTGAGGACGTTTTTTCTTGCGGCGCTGCCGCTAAAAATTGTTTCGCCTTCGCCACCGTCAGTGTCGGATCTGCCGCTAACACCTGGGCGAGTGCCTCACGCCCTTTGGCTTCATCGCACCCGAGAATGGCGTCACGCACCGAATCCCCTTCAGGTGCAGCTGCCACCAAAATCGGCTTAGCGTATTCGGCAGTCATCCCCGGAGTTGCGGCGAGGGCTTGCGCTAATTTTTCACGCCCTTTAGCTTCCTCACACGCCAAAATCTTATCGGACTCACTCACCGCAGAAGTCGTTGTGTCCACCACACCGGATGCCGCTAAAATGGCTCTGGCTTGCTCAACAGACACCCCCGGTTGACTCGCCAACACTTGTGCTTGAGACTCACGTCCTTTGGCTTCTGGGCACGTTAAAATCCCCATCACACGTTGATTTTCTTGTGCAGCAATCTGCGCTGCCGTTAATTGTGTTTCAGACATCTTGTCCTCTTTCCTTTGGTTAATCATGAATGCCGACGCCATCACGTCAACCGCATCCGCCGCATTGACCATGTCATCGGCAAGCCCGACATCAATCCCCGCCTGCCCTTGATACGTTGCCGCCTCCGTCTCTCGAATCGTCGATTCGGGTACGCCTAAATACCCCGCTACTTTCTGCACAAATAAGGTACGAGCCTCATCAATTTGCCGCTGAAAATCCGCTCTGACGCGCTCCGGTAATGCCTGAAATGCGTTACCGTCCACCTTGTGTGCCCCTGAATAAATCAACGTAATATCAACCCCCGTTTGCGCGAGTTGCTGCTCACGATTGGCATGTGCCATCATCACGCCAATCGAGCCAATTTTCGCAGTTTGCGTCACCAATCGACGCGAGCAAGCACTCGCCAATAACATGGCGGCAGAGCACGCCATGTCATGACACAACGCCCATATCGGCTTTTCCTGTCCTAATCGTGCGACCATGTCCGCACAATCAAACGCTCCTGAGGCTTGCCCGCCCGGACTGTCAATATCCAGTAAGATCCCCTTAACCTCAGGATCGGTTACCGCCTGTTTTAGCAACGCGGTAATACCGTCATACCCTGTCATGCCAGAAAACGGGCGCATCGCACCGAGTTTATGCACTAAGGTTCCTGAGACGGGGAGCACAGCGATCCCCTGCTCTACCCGATACAACTTGGCAGGGCGTTTCCCATTCACCATAAAGGCGTCAACCGTTCTCTGCATATCCGGCGCAGATAACAGTGACGCCTCTTGCGGGAGCCCCAAACTCAGCGCGCCCATTTCATTGCCTAACGCGCAAAAGAAAACCCGCGCATAGGCGGGTTCTAATAACAAGGGTTCATTGAATGCCATCGCGGCAATATGCGATAAATTACGTGACACGCTGTGCCTCCTCCGTGGTGTGTCGAATGTGTTGCGTGAAGGTTTCCTTGATCCAGACCGGTCTTGGCAAGCCTGCCGCTTGACGCTCTTGTGATTCCCGTAATTGCTGTCGGAAGATTTCCTGATAATCATCGCCCATTAAGGCTAACTCTTTTTCATAGGTGCTCAGTCCCGCCTCTATACGCATCACCGCTTCTTGCACTTCTTTCAGTCCATCAATCGCCATTCGCCCCGCGCCAATCCATTCAGAACGGCACCAACTTGAGCGCGCCTCCCAAAATGAATATCGGGCTTTTGGGGGAATAACTACGCGGCGGATCAGCGCCTCTTCTAACCAACAGGCAAACATTTGTGACGCCAATCGACTCGCCACAAATTTACGTTTCCCCATAAAGTGACGCCATGACTCATTGGCGGAGGCGCGCGCACTGGAATAACTGACCTGCGAATAATCACGGGATAATTGCTCGTAAGAGACCCCTAACCCCGCCGCAATATACCGTAACAACGCTTTTTCTAACTCAGAAAAACCATTGTCCGCATTTTGTGCCGTTTGCAGATTTAAGGAATCCCCAGGGTAAAGATGCGGAATGCGTACGCCCCCCAATTGGATCTTATTGGTCGCATAGTAACGCGCATAGGCGGTCATGATGCTGTTCAGCGGATTGGCTCCTTGCCCCTGAGCCCCGGTGATGTACTCAAACGCCTTTTCTGAATCCAATTCTGACTCAATCGTCGCCGCATACATGGCTTTCACAATGGACGACTGAAGTTGCGTGGTTTGCAGCGTATCGAGCATTTTTAACCGCTCCATCACCGAATAAAACTGATTGGCACCGCGCGTTTGCCCATCTTCTTGAGGCTGAAAAACGTGGATCATCCCCGGACGCCCAGAAGCCAACACCGCCGGCACCCGTCGCCAACGCCCCACACTCGCCATCGGGTAATCATCCTCTCGCACATGATAGGCTAACGCTTTACCGTGCCGATTGACTTCAATCCCACTGCGCAACTGATTTGTATCTCGCCCCATGCCAGGTGTCGAGATCCGCTTTGGGCTAATCGCTTTAAACCGCGTCCGAAAGAGGCAACAAGACTCCACCTCCCACGCAGGCTGTACAAATATCTCCCCATTAAACGCGTGTACGCCAACCCCTTCACGAATAAATTCGGTAAAAGAGCGCTTGCCTTCTACGTCCATTGAACCAAAGGTCGGGTCGCAATACTCTTGCCATGCAGACTCCACCTCTTCAATAAATGCTTGGGTATCCTGCTCATCCATCCCCAAATAGCGCCAATTCGGGCGATAACTCAGGCGAAACAGGTGTCCTACAATATGATCTTTGTGCAACTCAACCGCATTCGCCGCAATCCCATTATTGCGGACTAAATCGTCAGCACGGGCATTTCCCAGATTCAGTGACGGTAACAGCGCGGCATCGGCACTTTCTGAGGCAGGACGCCATCCGGACAACTGTCCCCCCACGCCGTTGCTGCCCCCCGAATACCCAAGGCTTTCCCGTAACGGTTGCCCGTAAATATTCACGAGTTCCTGTTGTTTTTTCACACAAAAACTCCTGCCGGTCGACACCGACGACCAACGCCTAATACCCCTTCCAGTTGATGAATATATTGTTGTAATGCCGGAATACTCGCAGGGGTATACTGCACCTGACGCCCGTCTTTATTGATGGACACCACCTTTTCACCCAACAACAATTCATGCAATGCGCGACGAGCTTCCATTAACATCATTTGTGTCTCCATCATGTTACCCTCCCGACAATGCCGCAGCGATTTCGTCTAAAGACATCTCGTCTTCCGTGTTTTCTTGTCGTCTTGCCGCGGCTAATTGCGTTAAATCCAACTGCCAACGCTGCATCGATACCCGTAATGCCGCATAGGCATACACCAAACAGTCCTACGCTTCATTACGGCGATTTTTCGCATCCCACAGCAGCTTTACTCGCCCTTTTTCCACTTTTTCAATCAACTCTTCCGCCACCATTTGCTTTGCTTCCACCTCGGAGAATATCTCAGGATTATCGGGAAAATGAAACGCATACGGGGTTGACTGCGTAAAGGGCGCGGCGGGTGCGCCTAACCGGGCGTATAACATTTCTTTTGCGGTATCTGCCCCTACTTCACACAGAAAGCCCCCCCGTTGACTGCGTTTTTTCGGCATCGTGATCACGGGCTTACCGTATACCGCCGCCCCTTTAACCGGGAGCACCCGAAAAATACCGTGCTTCCGCGAACGTTGATACACCAATTCAGGATCAATCCCGCCAATATCCCAACAAATACGCGAAATCGACATCTCGCTCCCATCCGCATGACGGTATTTTGTGTTGATCACACGGTCAACCCGTAACAAGGTCTCCTCATCATCCGGTCGCCCCATGATGATGTGTTTATCCACTAAAAAGGCTTCTTCATCCGGTCCCCATCCCCACACATACACTTCATAGCGATTACGTTGTGAATCGATGCCAGCCGTCAAATACACCGCACGCTCAGGCACTTGCGCACCGTAATGGCTAACTTTCTCCAGCAACACCTCGAAACTCAGCTTTTCCGCCACGGACTCTTCGTATGGCTCCCCTAGCGTGGTATTGATGAACGTTTTAATCCCATTCGGATCTTTCTGGGCATCCAGCCAGTCATACACAATTTGAACCCAGGTGGTAAACGGGCTATACGCCGTCCAAATGTGAAACGCAATTGCACGAGGTGCATAGGTCATCAGCCCATCGACATACCGAAAAGTAAGACCGTCACGAGTCCGTAACCCTGTATGCTCACAGATCCACTCTCCGTGTGTCTGGTCTAACTCAGATTGGCGGATCACGCACCCGTTGTGCTCACACAAGTAATACACCGTCTCCGGCATATCCTTTTCCCACTTCAATCCGAACGCGGTGCTGTCATCCCCAAATTTGAGGTATTGCCGCTCACCACAATGCGGGCACGGCACATAAAAGCGCATAAACACCCGCGACTCATTCGCCGCCTTTTCAATCTGACAAGTACCTTTGATTTTTGGCGTTGACCCCCGAATTGATTTAGGAAATACCGACCCCTCAATACGCTTATCGCCCAGTAACGTGGGCGCGCCTTCCTTTTCTACATCCGGCTCAAAGGAAGAAAGTTCGTCATAGCACACGACATCCACGGATTTTTCACGGTAGTTTTTAGCCGCAGCGCCCCCCAAACACCAAAAACCAATGCCGGTTGAAAAGCGTTTTAAGGTCAGCGTATTGTCACGATGTTTTCGCCCAAACCATGGTGCTAACGCTAATAACGTCGGCACCTCTCGAACCGTTGGCTCTACGTGAGATTTCATAAAATCCTCAGCCGCAGAATCGGTAGGTTGAAATAACAGACTATTTCGAGATTTATGCTCAATAAAATACCCAAGGACACCTAAAAGCATTTTGGTGTAGCCCACCCGCGCCGATTTAATCAAATTGACCGTGCGGATCTGATCATTGCCCATGGCATTCATAATGGCGACTTGAAAGGGTAAGGTTTCCCATCGCCCGGGGGTGTACGAGGATTCTTTCGGTAAGTAATAATTTTCATTTGCCCACTCAACCACAGTTTGTGGGATGGGTATTTTTAGTACGGACAATCCGGTGGCTATCGCATGCTTAATATTAGCGATTTGTCGTTCTCTTGAAATCATCCATCCACCTGTCCACACCAGTTTCAGCGGCAGAGGCAATATTGGAGGCTTTCGCGATTTCCGTTTTCACAGCATCAAGATGCACAGGTGATATATCAGGGAACTTACGTTGCAAAGTTTGCGGGATACGCGTCAAAATCCCTGCCACCTCTTGAGCGACACGCCGCAAAATATACATAAATAGTTCAGTTTCGACGACTTGCTCTTCCTCTCGCGCATTTTTCAACTCCTGAGTATCTGCCTGCGCTTTAGTGAGCCGATAACGTTCATATTCTATTGTTCCTGGTTGTAAATCAGATTCCGCAGCCATTCGTAAATCCGTAACTTCCCTGCGAAGTTTTTCATTTTCAATATCGGTTTCGCGCTGTGCATACCAGCCAATGACTACATCGGTTTCAAAAATGGCTTCATGTCCTTTTCCGCCCCCAGAATGAATAGGTAACCCCTGACTCTGCCAAGCCGTTATCGTTCTAACATCCACATTAAAAATTTCTGCAAGATTTTTTTTATTCACATTCATAAAAGAAATACCTCAAGATGCAGAAAGGATCTCAATCGCCCTTTTTTGTTAGAACAAAACGCATATCACTTCCTTTCTTTTTTAAAAGAAAACAAATAAAAACAATATGTTAAATCCAAGAAGAACGGATCTGGTTTTTCCTGAAAAAATCTCATAAATAGTTATCTTTTGCGCGGTTGCCACCCCTCGGTGTTTTAAACTCCCAAAAGTACCTTAAAACAACAAGTTACATCAGCAATTATGCACTAAGACGACTCTAGGTGAATTTCAAGTACAAGGAATATCATCACCATCCACAGCGTTCACTTTTTGAAAGAGAGCAAGCGCATTACAGATATTGATGAGATCAATAAATACCATCCCAAAAAAAGAACAAAAATTGATTTAAATCAAAAAATGACGACGAATTTTGTTTTATTTTTTTTGCGCGCTGTGTATAGAGGTAGGAAAACTAATGTTTATTAGTCGCCTACTTCGGATTATGTTTTGCTCAACCGTGTTTCCTGACGACCAAAAGTCGTCAGGTTTTTTTATTCAGAGCAACGCGGTGTTTTAGCGCCTATGCCTTGCATGCAACAGATTAAAAATCTTGAATAAAAGTAACGTTTTTTTACGATTTTTGTCATCACATAACGTTGTCAAGTGTATCATTGCGGATATATCAAGTGTTATTTCGGACAAGCCTACGAAACATCCCTTTAAGCCCCTGCATAGGGGCTATTTTTTTACATTGATGCCGAAAAATATCTCAATCAATACACACCACATTACTATCAAACACAATTAAACAAATGATTATTTAAAACAATAACTGATTGATTTAAAATCAAAATATCAACATTGTAGTTAAAAAAAATCAATATCTTGAAATATTCATTAAAGTTGCTTTAAACTGGATATCGAGATTGGTTGTTGCTCATTCTCGCATTATAATTCCTATAGTTCACATACGCCCCCTCATTGGAAACTTTGAGGGTTTTTTTTACCTACATCTCCCATCTATTACCCAAAATAACCAATTAAGTATTCAATAGATTATCTCTATTAACCATTTTTAAGATAGTCATTTTCAGTTATCAATAAAATTGTTTTTGTAGCTCATAACAAGAATCCACTTTGCCTCTATCAGTCGATAAGCTTAGTTCGGACACATCAAACAATCGATTAATTAAAAGCCATAATCAATTGAATTTAAATACAAAAAAAACAGAAAAGACAGAATAACTCAATTTTATTATTGAAGCATAAGTGAGAAATAATAAAATCACTTATGAGGGTGAAAAACCTATCATCTATGTTACGCTCATGTTGGTTACTTCATGTTACCTCCAGCCCCCCTTTTATCTTGCTCAACTTGGGGGGCTTTTTTGTCTAAACACTGTAGCACCCAAGTCATTTCATCTCACTTACACTCATAATATCCACGCCCTATATTCCCACTAATCTAACTGAGATTTTATAACCTAGTACATAAACCATACTAAAAACTAAGCTGAGTTTTTAAACAACGAAATTATTTGTCGTAACTATTGACTCATAGCGATGATTTAACATATATATTTCCAACATAAAAATACATTCGTAGATAAAGACAACAAATAAAAATGATTGAGTGTTCAACAACAAAAGACTTATGTCTATAATTAAAAATCCGAATATAACAGACTTAATACCAAGTTAGTTATTTCAACATATTTATATCAATCATCTCGATATCAAGACAAATTTATTACAAACATCGTTTTAAGGAGATATGCTATGCCTTTTTCTATCATGTCATGTTTTCGAGGTAGCACCCCGACAGGTCCTCACATCTCATCACCAATTCCGCCAAAACCACCAAAAGCATTAGCAACGCTCGATACAACAACTCTTGATGGGAAAACGCCATTAATTAAACGAGTATCACAAATCGAATATTCGTTACAAACGAGCTCAACAGGTAAAACACTTTCTCTTGTTGGAACCGAGTTAATATGGTTAAGTCAACTCAATAATGTAACAGGAGCATCAAAAACAACCTCGTAGATTAAGATAGCTATTAATATACTATCCGGTCAAAAGAGAAAATACATTTAATAGCCGTATCAATCGTTGCTTTTTTATAAAATTTGGTTAATTCCTATTTTGTATTTAAGATGAGTAAGAATGTTTAAATTTTGTTAGGCTCATCGTTCCCCCCTCATTGGATTGATGAGGGGGATTTTACCACAAACACTCTGTTCTAATGTAATCCTGCAAGCCAAGTATCATTTGCTTTGACTCTGCGATTCGTTGACTGAGTAACCAATAATTTCTGATAGCGGAGTCAGTAGGTCTGGCGGTTGCTCCATCATCCATGTCGGAGGTGGAATTAGCGTCCCCTTTCGGACAACTGGCTCTGATGTACACCCGCTCAGGATTACGCTCAGCAGCAATACGTAACTGGTCAATTTCAGCTTTTGCATTTGAAAGCTCATCTCTATGTTTAGCATCGACTTTATGAAGAGAATTAATGCGCTTTTCGTAGTCGTCATTGATTTTAACTTGCTCATTAAAGTCATCATTTAGCTGCATATAGCTACTTTCTAATCTAGTGTGTTGATTTCTCAATTTGTCAAAATCATCCTTAACCCACCAAATCCAAAATAGTAAAACGGTACAAGCAAGCATTAATGCTTTACTAAGCATAGCCATTGATCTAGCCCCATGCGTGATGATTTTAATTCGATTCCCAAATACTTAAATTCGTCCCCATAAGACAATTAAACGATTGAATAAATTTGTATTCATCTGATTTTAAATTAAAAAAATCCCATTCGTCAAATATACAATCCAAGACTTGAAATCTCGTTTCAACTAAATAAAATTCGTAACCGAGCAAGTATGATTTGTCACCATGTTACTAATGCTCACATCGATTTACATAGTGTAATAGCTAAGCCCCTCAAAGCAGTTGCATTGAGGGGCGTTTTATATTTACCAATCAAAACTCTTTGCTTGATAAAGCACCTTCATCAATCGGCAATGGTCGGTTATCAACCTCAACGCCTTCGGGATAACAGTAGCCAGTTACGCGCTCTGTCTTAAATGCTTTAATGTTAACCTCATCGGATTGATTACCACCCAATACCAGTAATAAGCCTGATTCTGTTTTGCCAACAACAAAGCCGACATGACCGCCTCCAGTACGAGAGAGAATAACAATACAACCGTATTTAGGCTCGTATAGCTTTACTCCATAATTCAGGTACGAACGAGATGAATCAGAACGGGTCGAACGAATACCCGATCGCTCCAGCATGGCATTAACAAATCCTGCGCACCATGGCACAATATCATCCGTTCCGACTAAGCCCGATAATTTGCTATCTCGCCAATACTGGTCTATTCGAGGATTAGANGCTGGACCTTTAATTTCACGCTGACCAATTTCTTTTTTAGCTTCAATTAGCCATTTAGGGTCATTCATCAGACACTTTCCTTAAAAAACGTTTTTCTAATGCGCTTACCCCAGCAGCACCAGTCCAACCAGCCATTCCAGCAACGCCTCCTGCAATCTCTGGTTGCCAGATGAAATAACTCGCAGCAAGTAACACCATAGAGCCAGCAAACATAGAGATAATGACTTGCGCAATAAAAAGACCAAGCCTAAACGGCTCGCCTTTCAAAACTTTATTGGCATAGCTCGCAATACTACCCAAAAGGGTCATCAAACTAACCAACATAACGGTTAACAAATTTATATTATTGGGTTCTTTATATGGCATACGTATACCCACTCACATATGAGTATTTTGTGATTAAAATTAATACAAACAAACTAATATCGATATAAACAAAAAGACCACCTAGGCACCTGAAAATAAAGTCGCGAATAGATACAGCACCACAAGAGTAACCCCAAGCGGAAAGAGACACACCAGCAAGATTAATAGATTGTATTTAAAGGTTTTTTAGTCTAACAACAGATATTGATGCTTATGTATAAGACCATTGCTGCATCTCGAATACTGTAATTATCCATAATGATAAGCGAAAATTTATATTAACCCCCCATAGAGTTTGTTAATAAAATAAATCCCTCATTACATCATTAATAAGGAACTATCATGTTTCGAGCTATTAACTGTTTTTCAACTAGGAATATCAGCGCCAGTCAAGAAAATTTAAGCACATCCGCCTCCATTCCCTCATCAGCCAAAGAGCTAAAATCATTATGGAAAACCTGGTCACATAGTGGAGAACCAGGTGAAAATAGAAATATTGCTTATGAAAGATTAAAAGATTGTATGAAAAGACAAGCTAGAGAGCTTGATTTAAGTAGTTTAGGTCTTACATCACTACCTTCAATGCTACCCGCTTGCGTTGACTCATTAAATCTAGCCAATAATAATCTAGCAACACTTCCTCTCGCGATTCTAGCACAGCGGAACCTAGTAGAACTGAACATATCATCAAATCAAATAACTGAAATAACTGAACTCCCTAATTCAATAATTTTTTTAGGTCTCAGCCATAATAGATTAACGACTCTCCCTGAGCTCCCTAGGGAGTTAGAAATGCTGTATATTAATAATAATGAACTAACAATGCTTCCAGCCCTACCAGAAACATTAACTATCTTAGATATTTCAAATAATCGGCTCTCAGAACTTCCTGAGTTACCTCGCGATAACATTCGGGATGTAAATGCACGTAATAATAACATTAGTAATATACCGAATTCTGTTCTACAGCTAACATCAGCAGCTCAAATAAATCTTCGTCATAATCCATTAACAGATCAAGCAGTTTTAAATATAGTTAGTGCCTCAGCTAATTCGCCAAGAATTATTATCAATCCAGAACGAATCATCGGCTTATTATTTCAAGGTTTGATAGCGTCTGAAAATCAGCAACAAAACCAGCCTTTAGCAGAAACTATTGCAAAATGGTACCCGGAAGAGGGGAAACCAAATATCATTACAACATGGAAAAACTTCGCCAACGAAGAAAATAGTCAAGCATTCGCTGACTTCATGAATAGACTTCATAAGTCAACCCAATCAAACGAGTTAAAACCATCAGTCTTATTACTATTATCTAAATTAGTGGTATCATCCCCGCTACGTGCAACAATATTTGCAGTAACGTTTGATGCAACTACATCTTGTGATGATAGAGTATCTTTAACTTGGAATAATATTCAAAAAGCAGTTGCCGTTCATGAAGCTGAAAGTGGCTCATATGACCAGCATTTACCTCAATTAATCCAAATGGCAAAGGAGCTGTATTGTTTAGAACAACTGGAAGTCATAGCCAGTCAAAAAGTCAAAGAATTAGTCAACCCTGACGACATCGAAGTATACCTAGCCTATCAAAATGGTTTAGCAAAATCACTAAATCTATCTACAGCTCAAGGGAACATGCTTTTTGGGAGACTTTCTGGAGTAACTCAAGAAGATCTAACTTCTGCTGAACAAACAGTTAAAAATCAATTAAAAATAGAGTTTATACCTTGGTTCAATTGCTGGGGACCATGGCATGCAGTTATGTCAAGAATTGCTTCTGAACCTTTTGAACAAGCAAAAGAACAACTTTATGAGTTTATTGAGAATGATTATTCCGGACAAGTTCAAAATAAATTATCCGAAGATGCTTTAAACGATATACCTGATGCAGAATCACTCGTTGGGAAAATTGTACTGAAAGAAATGGAACAAAAAATATTTGGTCGCTTAACTCAAGAAGTCTTATCCAAACACAGCATTGATTTAAGTAAGATGTTACTTATTAAGTAGACATAAAAATCAAACACATACAAAAACAAATATTTTTCCGTTATATACCCCCGCGGTTTCTTGCGGGGGTTTTGTTGATTATTCATTCGTATAGTTACAACGTAGAGGGTATTTGTGGCAACTCACTTTACTTTCATTATCATCACAATATCAGCTATTTTACGTACGTAAAGACTTGACATTATTTTTCGCTAAAATTTATCCATTTCTAATGATACACCAAGCATCATCAGCATCCCTTCAATGACCCCCTCCGCTTTTTGTAACTTTTTACCTATGTGCCCATCGGAGCATTTATGTTCTCTAGCTAGCTGCATGAATGTTTTCCCAAATAAATAATAAT